TGGATCGGGCATTAATAATGCGTCAATGTTTTCTGAGCCTAACGCTTCGTACATTCGGCGATAGGATTCTTTAATATTATGTATTTCTGGATTGCTTTGTACCAATTGCAGTTCTTGTTGTGCGAGCGAAATTCTTTGGCTCATTGAGAAGAAGTTTGGATCAGAAACTGGAATGACATCAACGCGACCATCAAAGTCTTGTTGTTTAATCATTTGATCCCCACCAGCTACTTGATACGGATACTCTGGTGGTAAAAACTCTGCGAACAACCTAGAGAGTATTCTAAATTCTGTTTTTTGTGCATAGTGTAATCGCTTATGGACCGCCGACATAACTCTTGTGCCTTGTTCCAAAAGTGCCATGGTGGTACCAACAGGGAGTTCTTGGTTGCCTTCGCCAATTTGTAAATTAGCAAGGGAAGCAAATCTTTGTCCCGCTTCAACACAAGACCCCATCAAAGCAAGTAGGGTTTGTGAGGGTTCTTTATACGGTAAAGGTATTAAAGAATCTCGAAGGGCTCCGCCTGGTGCGTCAACATCTCTAAACTCCCCTGGCTCTAATGGAGTTTCGTCGTCCCTGATTCTTAGTCCTCTGGCTTTAAAACCAGCGGGAAGGTTAGCGAGCGTTCCAGCATCAATAAGTTGTCTTAGTGCTCCGGTTGCGGTTCTTGATAAACCACCGATCATGTGAATTAAGCCGAACCCGTAGAAACCCAGTCCTGGGAGAAATTTATAATGAACGAAGTATTGAATTTTTGTTTTCAGTGGATCGTTCGGATTGTAGTTTCTACGGATCGCTAATACCTGATTTGAAGTTCTATCAACGGTGATTATATAAGGGAGATGAAAACCATCCGAGTCTTCAAAACCAGGTATGTCCATGGACACATGAAACTCTAAGAGCTCATACATCATTTCATTGGCGCTTGTAGTCAGTCCTTCAAGCTCGTTTACTTTGTCTTTTGGTTTGCCAGTAATGTTTGTTTCACTAGGTTCTAATGGAATGTCTCGATAGAAACCAGCCACTTGTTGTGTACGCACTTCGTTGTACGTCATTTTTACAACATGTGTCACTCTTTCGCAGGTTTCAATGTCACTGGCTGTGTAGGGAACGACTAAATCTTCAGTGGGCACAAAAGTGCTTACAGCTCTTTGTTTGCTTGGATCAAAATAGACTTTCTTAAAAGCAGAGCCTGCCAGGGGCAAATAAAACAGTAATTGGTCCATTTCCGGGGTGTATTCCTGCATTATTGAGGTAATTTGGTAGTTCATAAACTCTTGCACGCGTTGTGCTTGAGCCTCACTATCTGGGTTTTCAAGACCCATTATTCTGGTTTTTACCGGTCCTTTTGCTGGCAACAGCTCTTTAAAGGCTTGGGCTTGGAATTGAGTAACTGATTCTGCAAGGAGGGGGTGGGTAACACCACTTGCTCCGGGAAACGGACGTTCTCGGTCTTCGTATTTGAAACCAAGTAGGTCAAGTCCTTCAACATAGGTTTGTTCCCATTCTTGACGACTGGCGTGGTCTTCTTCAAAATCGCCCATTAAGTCGCTGGCTATTAGACCAAGCTCTGAATCATCTATGTAATCTGCTAAGTTGGCGTCAAATGGAATGTCTTGCATGTCCATTTCTTCTGGACCAAAGTTTATTTCTGCTGAACCGTCTTCTATAAAAGAAACCGCAGCACCAGTGTCCATGGTCCCTGGTTCTTCGATCTCTACCGTTTGTCCGTCCTCGACGTCTAAATCGATTAGATCAGAAATTCGATCTATGTTCGTCGGCTTGTTTCCGCCAATCATTGCCATTAGTCTACCCTCATTTGTGGATCAGCTTGGCCCCAGGACCTAGGAAGAGGCTGTAGCCAATCCATTAGAAACCCACCTGTTTTCTCTCCAAAACTAGGTTCTTCTGGCATCATAGTTGTCTCTGCCATTTTTGCAAGGGCTGGTGCTAACGCAGCTCCAAGGACGTATGGCTTATCAGAAAGACCTCGTGAGTAGTCGGTTTCTTTCGCTAGTTCAATTATATCTTTTATTTCTCGGTTTATCTGGTTAGCCGTTTGATCGTAGAATCTTTTTTGTTTCATGTCTCCTCCCAAGCTTTTCTTTTGAGCTTTACGAAGACTCATAATCGTGTTTTGAGCATAAGTTAGTGCCGCCATGTCTTTAATGTGGGGATTTGCAGCTTTAATGATTTTTGCAAGAAGGTGTATGCTTTTCTGGTCCTCGCCTTTGTGCAAATGCTGGTAAATCCACTCATAGTTTCTGGTGGAATCCCCTTGTATTTTCGGGGGTCCAGCATAGGGCGCCCGCCCATGTTTTTTCAACTGCTGGAGCTTTTCTATTGCCAGCATCGTAGGGTCTTCTGTTCTATTAAACAAAGACGCTATGCCTTTTGCTGCTTTAACCGGGTTAGGCATTAGTTAGTCCCCAAACATTCGGTTGAAAAGCAATAAGTCCGCTATTGAGCCTTCTTCAAGTCCGGGTTCTGGGTCAGGTTCGGTATAATCGAAACCAAACATTCTCATATTATCCGTCGGATCAAAAGGGTTTGGCGCGGGCCATGACGTATCGTCCGATATTTGACTGTTTCTTTCAAAAAGCGTTGCTCCTGGAGTAATATCCCGGAGTAAGTTTCCTACTCCCCCTTCAAAAGGGCCACGCCGCTTCATCATTCTCGGCTCTCCAAAAAGATCTCCTGCTGGAGTCATTCCTAAATCAACGTCTAATTTTGTAGGAAGTTTTACTGATTTTAGCATTTCTGCAATCGCTTCTTTGTTGTCGGCTATGCCATAGCCTGCTCCTGCACCAAGTCCGATTTTCAAAATATCTTTGGCGAGTTCGCTTGGCTTTGCTTTAGCAAGTTGAGCGGGAGGAAGCCTGTGAAGTCGGGACTGAATTTCTGTGAGGAGGAGTCCTTTTTTAGTTGTTGGAAGATCCATCTTAGACACAGATCTTCGGATCATGTCCATAGTTTCGTCTCCGACTTTCATGGCTCGCATAACCTGTGCGGAAGTTGCGTTCCTCATTTGGGTTCCAGGGCTCAGTGTCTTCATGGCTTTCATAAACTCATCGGGCGGGCGTGTGCCATATTTATGGGCCATTCTCATTCTAATAACAGGATCTGCCTCTGCTTCTCGTAATTCCCTTTCCGCTATTTCTTTCGGGGTCAGTCGACGGTTGGGCTTGGGCTTGGGTTTCATTCTCTTCATCAAAGACCCAATGCCTTTGGTAAGTAGGCTTCTAATAGCCATTAATATACTCCGGTAAAGTTGGTGCCTCTTTCTGCGATGCCTCCGCCTCTTGATTTACCTTTGCCTGCTCCGGGTTTTGGCCCTTTGCTGGTTTTCATTTTTTTGGTTTTTGCATAAGGAGCAAATCCTTGGTCCTTGATGACTTCGCCTTTTTTAGCTTTCACTGTTTTCTCCTAGTAATATTCTTTGATTCTGCGAGGAGTGTTCTCCTGCATATCATAATCTGATTCTAACCCAATAAAGCCTCCCTGTCGATAACGCAACAGAGCCTGTGTGGTTGAGTCTACCAGATCATCATGTTCGCCGAAAGGAAATGCCGCACATTCTTCGACTAATTCTTCTGCCCAACGGGTTTCTGGCACATAAACCATGCCTGCTTCCAAAATCGGCGCAACCGTGTTCACTCTTGCAATTTTATCTTGCCCTTTACCAGGGGAATAATTTACTACTGGAATCCCCGCTTGTCGTAGTTCATCGGTTAGTGGCATTCCAGAGGCTTTGGCTTCAATGATAATGGTGTCAGGATCCCAATATTTGTACTGCTCAACGGCTTCTCTTTTAAGCTCAGGAAAATCCCACCGCCCTTTTTTAACGTCGAGCAGCAACAGTGCCGGTCGCGAAGACCCTTCGTCAGGTTGAAACACACACCAAGTGGTAATAGCAGAAAAGTCAGCGGTTTCTTTTTTGGAAAACGCCGTATCGTAGCTTTGAATGACAAAGTGCATTTCTGGCACCTCTTTTTTAGTCCATTTTTTCCACCACTGACGTTTTAGTATCGCCCCTTCTTCCGATGTCGGGTTTTGCATCCATTG